GTATCTCGTGCGACACCGATTTGTGGCTCCCCGATGTGGTCAAGAGCTTCTACCGCACCGGCTGTGCCAGTACCGATAGTAAGTGCAAGACCTCGTGTGACCGCCTCGTCAGCTAATACCGCACACGTACCACCAGTTTGAACCCAACCAAAATTTGCGGCTGTGATAGCTACGTTTGGAACTCCTACTGCCATGTCAGCTTGATCTGTTGCTGAGATGACTACTGAGTCAAATAGGTTCTTGGTTAGTGTGTACTCTGAAACATCGATTGTAAGAGCTACTGTCGTTGGCTGAGCAAGTGTAAGTGTAATTTCACCAGCACCAGTAACACCTGTGTTACCAGATACTCGGTAGTTTACACCTTCGCCTGTTGCGTCTGAGATAGTAACTGTACCATCTACATATGCGTCTGCTACAACTGTACCTGCTGCGTCTACGACAATTGATGTAACACCAGCTGCATACGTGCGAGCCACCGTCTTATTAACTACGTTTGCGTCAGCGTCAGCGTTTACAACGAGCTTACCAACTGCAAGGTTAGCTGCGCCAGCCTTGATATAGCGGTAAGTGTTGTTGAACTCATCGGTGTATTTTTCACCGAGTCTGTGTTGCTGAACTGTGCTGGTTTCTCGTGTGTTGATTGCAATTAAGTTATTTGACATATTATCTCCTTATCCTACGATTCCGGTTAAACGTGCATTCCTTTTAGGATTGCGGTGAATCAAGTTACCCATTACGAGGAAGAATCCAGCAGAACCGTATTGGTTGATGCTTTCCATCATGTCTCGGAATTGAACGCTTGAAGGTAGTTTAGCTTCGCTGTAGTAGCCCTCTTGCTGTTCTGGGTTAGGTGATACTTGCTTAACACTCTTTGATGTTGATCGAAGTACAGGGAACTCTAGGTAATGTTCGTTGATTAGGTAAAGTGTCTGTGAAGGCGCTTTATCGTCAGCAACAAATGGAATCTTGCGGAAACTAAGGCTATCGAATCCTGATGCACCTTGTAGTGCTGTTGCAGGAACGGTGCGACCGATTGGGGTATTACCGTTGATAGTTGAGTAACCGCTAAGTCCTACTGAGTCGTACTTAGCTTGAACTGCTGCGTAGTGCAGACTTTCGAAGATGCTCCATACTGCTGGAGACATGTAACCGATGTTTGGTCGTTCCATCTCTACGCTTGAGGCGCTTGAGCTATCAATAGCTGTGGCGATTTCTTCAAAAGTTAGAGTAGCTGCCGCATCAACGTAAGCGTTAATGTTTGAGCCGTAAGTAGCACGAGTCAATCCACCGTATGAACTTGTAAGTGTACCGTCATCAGCGATGAGGTTGAATCCCTCAAAGTTTTTGCCAGAACCTACACCGTAGAAAAGAGTACCGATGCCGTTAAGCATTGATGTCTTAGCACGATCCATGATGCTAGTCAGGTAACGAATAGCTTGCGCTTCGCCTGTGTTTACATCCTGTTCCATTCCACTAGCCACTACTGATTGGTAGTAACCTTTAACGTACCAGCTCAATGAGCGAGTATTGTTAGTTTGTGCTGTACTGAATGAATCAAGTCCGTCAAATGAGCCGCCAGTCGCATCGTTGTCGATTTGAATGACTTGGTTCATAACGTGACCAGTCCAAGTACGGCCTAGCTGTACACCCAAAATACGAGCCGTAGCAACGTTACCATCATTTTTGGTATCGACTACTTTCGGTAGTATCTTGTTATAGGTGATGTCGGTGATTCTATTGTTGAATACCATACCTTTTTATCTCCTTACTTTTGATAATAAAAAAGCCACCAATGACTTGGTGTCTTCTGCAAGACACTATATCACACTGATGACTGTTTTACAATCTGCTATTTTATGAAGTCTTTAGCGTCAATCTTCTCAATATCGCTACTGTTGCTGTTCTCAAGTGCTTTGCTTACCTTATCAAGCATCTGAGTCAAATCAGCGTTGGTAATAGATTCACGTAGGGACTTCTGTAGGCGCTTGGCTTCGTCTTTGGTTATGATGTTCTTCTTTACTAATACCGCCAGTATAAAAGTTTCGTTGTTCATTACTTGAGTCCTTCGCTGGCAATTATCTCGTCAGCCAGTCTACTTAATGGAACATTACTTGGTACTACCTTTGGCTCGTCTTTGGAGCCGTTGTTATCACTGCTACTAAGACTTGCTACCTGTTTGCGCTGTTCGACAACCTCTTTGCCCTTGTTCGATTTCTGCTCACTGGCTTGCTCTTGGCTCATCATCTGCTTTGCAACATATACGCTGTTGATAGTGCCGTAGCCCTTTTCGCGCAGTTCCTTATTCTTAGTGTCCATCCAGTTGAGGATGTTGTTGAGTTCTTTAACCGCTGGGCTTTCTAGGAACTTGGGGTCGTTTGGATCGCCCTCAACCTTTGGCACTAAGCCCTGTTCGGCCATAGCTTTGTATTCTTTGCCAATACGGTCGTTCTCACCCTTAGCCTCAACAAGTGCGGTAGTTTCTTTCTGGTACTGCTCTGATGCGTTCTTATATACGTTGACTGCATCGGTAAACTTACGCTCGTTATCCATTATCTTAGATTGGAATTGCATCTGTTCGATGTTGTTCTTAGCTTCAAAGCCATCGGGAAACTTCTCTTTAACATCGTCTAGGGTGTAGAACTCGTGTTCGGTTCCGTCTTTAGCAGTTACCCTTACTGGGTCTACTCGTGAGCTTAGGAACTCACCAGCGTTTATTATCTCATTGAACGGCTTGACCTTGCCCTCGGAATCAAATACCTTGTCATCGGTCAACTGAAGTGTTTGCAGTAGGGTCTGCGCTTCTTGGTTAGCTACTTCTTGGCTGGCTGGTGGTTCAACAGGTGGTGTCGTCACTGGTGGCGTGTCGTCTTTCTTATCGTCAACAACTACGTCATCTTGCTTGTCATCACCAGCATCTTTGTCATCATCTTTTTGGTCATCTGCTTTATTGTCAGAATCACCATTATCAGCGTTGTCATCGCCCTTATTATCATCTTGCTGTTGGTCGTCTGTGTTTTGTTCGTCACCTTGCTCAGGTGGTTCTTCTGTAGCAGATTGAGAGTTATCTAAGTTCTCCTCCGCTATTATTGCGTCTGCGTCTTGCGCTAGAGTCATGGAGTCTCCTTATATTAGTGTCTGTATTATAGCACACCTAAGCTATAGGAGGTAACGATGGTGGGGGTGGCGCTGCTTGCGCTGGTGGCATAGGGTTCACCTCACTAGGTAGTGGAGGCATTGGGCCACCCTCAGCTGGTGGCTGTTGCATAGCTTCAGGTACTTCTACACTAGCCTGAACGCTTGGGTCTTCTGGTTGTGGGTATAGTTCCTCGTTAGTAATGCCGTTGAGCATCTTAGCCTTTTCAAGTTCAGCCTGTATGTGGGCTTTCAATGCTTCTTGGTTGGCTACTGGCCACATTTGGAAGTCGTTACTTAGAAGTTGCTTTTGGTGGGTTCTAATGTGGCGTGGGTCTACATCATCGCGTGGTGGGGCTTCTTGCCCTGCGCCTATGATTTCAAAGTCCTCAACAGCGTTTGCATCTTGGTCATCGTTGCGTATATCTTCGACAACAGATACCGAGTCAACTTGCTCTTTAATAACGCGCTCAACGTGCTTGCCTGGGTTCGGTACGCCCAAGAACTCGTAAAGAGATAGCAGAGATATCTTGCCCATCTTAGCGAGGTTCAAGGCTACCGCTTCAAGTCGTGCCTTATCCATAGGAACAGTCGAGCCAGCTTTAACGCGTACTTTAATGCCATCTTCTATATCATCTCGGCTAAGTGCTACGTGTGTAAACCTACCATCCTCACCTAAGACTGACGCAAAGTGATCTTCGGTGTAATAAACTTTCATCATTTGTAGGAGTTGTTTGTAGTAGGTATCAAGACCGCGATCTACTGCGCGTACTAATAGGTCTTGTCTACCTTGCGCCTGGTTACGCGCCATGAGGTCTTGAGTTGCTGTTTGACCGTTGTTAGATTCACCACGAAGCTGTGGTGGTGTGCCAAATATCTCGTGTAGTGATGCCGCGAGTCGTTCTATCTCGTTGACTACGAAGTTAGGTATCTGATTAGCCTGAATGACTCCGTAGGCTTTAGTTACATCTTGAGCGTCAACTAGTATCTTCTCCCAGGGTTCGCCAGTTACTTGGTCGGCCGCTGGTTTTGGTAGGGCTTTCTTGTTAAACACAAGTACCGGTGAGCTGTGCGCTATACCCTTTTGTATCTGTCGGCCAATACGGTCAATCATCAACTGTAGTGGGATAGTCTGATCCATTGGGCCATAGCGGTCAATCCAGTGTGTGCCATCATTTATGTAGTTGAATGGAACAATAGGCTTCTGTGCGTTAGGTAGGTAGTTAGTTACACCCTCAAGCTCCTCATCATATATCCAGTGAGGTGTTTTGTGCTTGGCTAGTACAACATCATCAAAGTACGCAACGTAAGCTTCAGTGGGCTTGCCCTCGATGTATACCGTTACCCACACCTTGCGCCAAGTAATAACGCTTTGTAGTTTATCCTGCACTTTGTCTTTAATCTTCTCTTTAGCTTTAGGGAACTTAGTCATTAGCTCCTCAGCGGTGTGTTGTTCAGTACCAGACCAGAAGCCAGGGTTCTTACCTTGCTTAGCTCGTTTATCTACAATGGAGTTAGATGGGCTAACGTAACGCGGTACAATATCTCCGAATTGACCACAGTTAGGGTCAAACTCTAGCTCAATCATACCGATATAGTCGTTGAGTACGGATAGCACCACGTTGCACATGATGGTCTGCAAGCCATGTTCTTCACCATGATAGCGAAGCATGTTAGTTAGGTTGTCGGCTAGTCTGCGTGACTCTGGGGTGTCTTTGGCTGGCATTACCTCTACCTCTGGTAGTTGAGCTGTTACGTAAGCAGATATGACCTGTTGCGCGGTAAATATTTCATTCTGAACGTAGGGTATCCCACCACCGCCTGTGCCTGAATCGTGCCAGTGATCGCCTACTACAAAGCGGTTGTTGCGTTCGCGCCTGTTCTTTAGGTTGAAAGATGAGGGGTTGTTCCAAAATGTACGTGAGTTATTGATGCGTTCATCTAGTGTTTTGGTAATCTCCTCATCGGGCATGTCGAGGTCAAACGTGTTCTGCGTTTCAGCTACACCTTGTTGGGTATCAAGGTCATCTACTTTTGTATCTGTATCGTACCGAGTGTAATTGTCTTGTGGGTTCATGTAGTTTTCCAATTAAAATAGCCAGAATTATGGCTCTGGCCTTTAGCTAAGTATATCATAAGTCCTTGCCCTTGCCATCAAGATAGATTATATAGTAGTGCGAGCAAGTGCTACAAAGTCGGGTGAACCGAAACACATTGAGTGGCACCTCACCACCGTAAGGCATTGCACCGTCTGATACGATGGCAAACTTACGATTCATAGTAAGCAGTATCTTACCGCAATAAAGGCAGTGGACTTTTCGATCTGAAGTAATCACTGTCGGGTCTACAATCATGGTAGTAAAGCGCGAGTTATCTAGTTCAATGTACTTTTCGCTCATAGCATCCAATCATCCTGTTCGTTTCCTCTGTTTAATATAGCATCAAGGCCAGAGTTAATCTCTATGCCGTTTAAAGCAATTGGGGTGTTATCTTGCTGTAATGATTCATGTGATCGACTTACGTAGTCTTTAGAGTGTCCCCCTGGTGTCATGGCTATCTGATTCTGGTAGGCCAGCGAATCACTTGCGTCATCGTTTGATGCTTTTGGGAATGTAGCCAGTTCTTCTTCAAGGTCTGAGCAGAGGTTTTGGCCGTTCATAGTCAAGTGGTAGACCGTTAGGTTGTTGTAGCGCGGTACTAAGGCCTCTATCCTGAGTTCCTTTTGCGTACCGCCAGTCTTTAGTTCAAGAATGTATGGGTGTACATTGCGTCTACGGCTCTCATCTTCGATTAGGTACTTCATGCCCTGATAAAATTGGTTATCTTCAATTCCTATGCGGTCAAGGTTATACTTTTCCCAGTTAGTAAACAAGAGGTCTAAGAACTGTTTGGCGCTAAGTTTCTCCCGATAACTAATAATGTTCCAGTTGCCCTCGCTGTCAACGAAGTTAATAGTCACTCCTATGTAGTCCTTGCCCAGCTTGATGTCGTCTTTACCACGAGGGTCTATAGTCATAACGTTATAGGTGTTCATCTTCATTACCTCCGAGAAGTCTCGGTATTGAATCCAGTCTGATTTAAACTTCCTATTCTCGTCATCAACAGGGTTTTGTTGGTAGAGTGATGAAAACTCATAAGGCCCCATCTCGGACTTCTTCTTGAGTAGCTTGCCTAGATTAAACTTATTGGGCCACAGGGCTTCGCCTTCTTTGCGGTTTTGGTCATCCTTTGTCGCTATAGCCTTGTACTCAATAATCTCCCAGTCTGTGTGCGGTTCACCGGCTCGTTTAGCTAGGTTATTTTCTTTAAGCACACGACCAGCAAGATCATCCTCGTGCCAACGAGTAAGGATGAATATGACCATTGAGTTGCCTTCTTCACGTGTTGAGAACGTTGACTGATACCACTTGTACCTTGACTCACGTATAACAGGGCTGTCTGCTTCTTCGCGGTTCTTAAATGGGTCATCAATGATACCAATCTTAAAGCCACGACCAGTTAGCGCACCTCCGACACCAACTGCTGTATAACCACCACCTTCTTCGGTTAGCCACTTGCCCCTAGCCTTAGCATCGGCTCTTAGCCTTGTCTTAAACATTGCTCGGTACTCCGGTGTTTGCATAATGTCTCTAGTCTTTTGACCAAAGTCAGTAGCAAGCTCATCGGAGTATGACGATACCATCACTGGCGTTTCGGGGTGCTTGCCTAGTATCCAGCTTGGAAACTTCTGAGTGGTCATATCACTCTTACCATGTCGAGGTGGCATAAAGAACATAATACGAACATCCTCACCGGCCATAAGGCGCTTGTATCCATTCTCTAGTTTTCTAGCTACTTCCTCGTGGAACCACTCAAGCTGGTAGTGATCGTCTATTGCAAGGCAATACTCTGCGAATGAGCCGTTATCCGCTATTTCTTTAAGAATCTGTGCGGTTTCTTCTTGCTCTGAGAAGTTGCTCGGCTCTGGTTGCATCTAAAGCTCCTAGTGTTTCACCGTTTGATGTTAAGTCTACTGACGACTGCGCCTTGCCCTCTAGCCTATCCACAAGAGCATTGTACGCCCTTACGTCACCCTTACGTGCTTTGGATATCATAGCCAAGTCCATTTGCTCTGCTACGGTAAACATCTCGTCTTGGCCGGTGACAGGGTTCTTAATAGACTGCTCTAGCTCTAACAGGCGTTTGAGGCGTGTCTTGGTGTTGGGGATGCCTTTCGGCCTACCATTTGACCGTCTTGGGTCGTCTGCTCCTGTAAAAGGTTTTAGGTTCTGTATGTTCGCCATTTGTTCGCTCAATTCTCGTTCAAAGTTAATGATGTTACGCTATTCACTTTGTTTGAATGCGCTTCTTACGTTGATGTGACCACACTCAGGACATTCCAGCTCACCAGAACCTAATTTGTCTTTCTCTTGCTCTTCTTCGGTTGGCACAGGCAGTTCAAGGCCCCATTCGTCAAGTAAGCCAGCATCCCACTCATTAGCTAAAGTGTCCCAGTCCCAATCGCCACCAGATACGTTGTCTTTGATGATGAACTCTTTTTGCTTATCCTCTGACCAGTCCACAATCTTAACAGGCAGTTCTTTAAGTCCGGCTTCTTTGGCCGCTCTAAACCTCATGTTGCCACCTAGTATGATGTTGTCTTTGTTCAGCACTAGTGGTCGTGCGTCTAGCATCTCTGGGAAGTCTTTAATAGACTGCACTAGCTTCTTAAAGTTATCGTCTTTGATCGTGCGTGGGTTATTAGGGTTGGGCTTAATGTCTTTAATGTCAAGAGTCTTTGCCATATTGCTTGTATTATAGCACAAAGTAAAAAGACCGCGTATCTGCTATTAAGTGGAGGGTAAGAACTTAATAACTACGGTCTTTTTGGGGGTGATTATGAAAAATCGAAGGTGCTACATCGTGCGTGATGTCTACGTTTGGCGCAAGCATAGGTGAGTATGCTTGTCAACGCTATTCTACCATACTGCTCATGGTTGTGTCGAATCTCTGTTGAGCTAGAGGGGTTGCTTCAAGCACTTGTTTTACTGCTCGGTGGCCAATGGGGTGACCGCCCTCTCGTTCCTGTTCAACAACTGCGTCAATGTCTGGTTGATCGTACCGTTCTGTTTTGCTCATGGTTTTATTCCTTTCATATTGCTTATTCTACACTACACGTGTGTTTCTGTAGCTTATCTAAGCTCTTAAAATACTTGTCACAACTTATGCAGTGGTATTTACTCATTACTTATTCCTCGTATGCTCAGCTATTGAGCCATTCACTTATTTGTTGTTGTTGATATTGTTTTGCAAGGCATTGCTGTTCCATAGCATAGCCCTCGGCATACTTACGATTGGTTTCTGCTTCAGAAAGCTCTCGTTGCCTCCACATTCTACTTTCGGCTATTGACCTTTTTTGACTAGCTGTTAGCATTCTCCCCCTCTCCAGATACTTCAATCTGTTCCATTACTTCACCTCATATTTCTCAAGTAGTTCGGTAATCCTTGTCCTAAATGCCATTTCTATAGGGTCGCCAGCAAAAGGAACGCCTGAGCCTTTGGGAGTATTATACCCAGTCTTATAAGCCTCGTGTAGTAGTTTCACTATGTCAAAATACATATCACTCACTTTGTTTCTCCTGATACTCATTCTCGGTAATCTTATACGGTTTTTCTACTTTAACTTCTTCACCAACTATAGGGTCAATCTTTCCTGTAATAGTGGGTTCTGGGTCTAAGCCTTTGCCATGTGATACTTCAATCTCTGTTAATTGCTCCGAACAGCCAGCACAAAAACGGATTGGTTCTATTTTCATTTGTTCTCTCTTGATTACAGACTCTTGAAACGCTTTGTAGTAATTTAACTCACGTTCGTAAAACTTAGTCGTAGCTACACGTTGTTCTTCTCTTGCCCTACGCTCGGCTTCAGCTATCTCTGTTTGTACGAGTTGCATGATTTCATCAACACTTTCTTCAGCTAGTTCGTAATCTACGCCGCTAACAGATTTGTACCAGTGTATTCGCAACTTAGTTAGTTTGCTTCTTAGTTCTTCATTTGGTTTAGTGTTCATGTCAACCTCAGTGCAACAATTATCATTACAATAAAGTGCAGTGTTTGGTCAACGTTTATACCATAAAGTCCCGTGTGTTGCTTATCGTTTCTAGCCCCTTTGGTGTGCGGAAAGTTCTTTAACAGTTCTGACGACTTACCAAAGTCAATAAGCCAGTGTGTAAGCCCTACGAACAACCCAACACCAAAGTTTTGCGTGATACCACCAGCAATTAAGCCATGTATAAATGCGTGAGCTGTAAGACAGTGAAAGCCGATACTCTCGATAAACACTTTGCCTTTTAGTTCAGCTACGAACGCTGGTTGTAATGGGAAGTCCGCTAGGTAGTGTCCAGCCCATAATAGTATTAGTAATTGTATATCCATCATTTACTCCTTTTATTTAGTTTCTTGTGGGGGTGGGTCATGGGTTTACCTCCTTAAATGAATGAGCAAATCTCTGGCTGCACAAACTACGAAACTCCATATCACTATCAATCTTTCCCCAGAATGGTGAAAACTCCTCTATTTTAAATACTGCACTTTTATGCTGATGTGCAAGACTTGGCTTGTTTCTACCAGGTTTTATCCAAAGTCCAGGGTTTACCATTGGTAAATCGTAACGCTTGAATATCTTTTCTGGCATATTAAACTTGCCCCATAGTGCAGTTGATTTAGTCCAGGGACTTCCGTACTCGTACGGTTGATATGTAGCAGTAGGCTTACCTAGATAGTTTCGGAGCGTACCTCTGGCTGGATTTTCTATTACCCACCACACAGGGTTAGCTTCTTCAATAATTCTTTGGCACTCTCTGACTAACTTCATGCCATCATCTGAGTTACGAGCTTTGCCGCCATATCGTGCTGTTGAAAACTCTAGGCAGGGTGGGTTAGCAAATATACCATGCACGTTTTTAGGTGGGTGATAATTCTCTACACCGATTTTACTGCCGACAAGTATGACTTCATATTCTGGGTCTACACTATATGGGTAACTATCGCTACCAGTATCAGCACACAAGTGAAGTATAATCTTCTTCTTTACTTCTACCATAGTCTAGTCTTCCTCGATAATCTTTTTAACTCTGTCCATATTTCGTGTATTGACCATCTCTCGTACTTCTGCAAGTTTATTCTGTTGGCGCAAATCTTCAACTAGTTCTTTTAGCCTTTCACCTTCTATCTTAAATTTTCTTGCTCTCAGCACATACACTTGACCGTTACACTTGGTGCAACCACAGTACAAGAATATCTCTCTGTCTAAAAAGCCTGATATATCCTGCCAGTAGTTGCCGTTGGGGCAATACTCATATCTAGTACCTATACTAAATCTCTGTTTCATTCTTCCTCCCCTAGACGTTGATTAAGAGCTTTCGTGAGTTTATCTAAAGCACAAAAATCTATTGTACCCTGATAACCATCAACGTCAGCTCGCCAAGTGTTCTCTTGCACTATATCTAGCACTATCTCTAGGTATGCTCGGTCTAGGGATTTGAGAGACTCTTTTTTTAGCCTGTCTAGCAGTTCGTTAGCTTTATCAACTATTGTAGCTGTATCGGCAAACTCAAAACTATCATTAGCCACATTGACTGCTGTTTCTTTAGCTACAATTAGCTTTTCTAGTATCTCCTCTGGGGTTTGTTTAGCATCTTCTATTTTATTACTTGTCATAAGTCCTCCGCAGTTTCCCATAATGATGCTATCTCTTTACATTTAGTGCATTGCCAGTGTGCTATACCAGCTTTGATGTTTTCTTTGGTGGTGATGTCTTTCCAGGTGTGGTCGCAGAATAGTTGTTTAATCTTTGTCATACCACTCCTCCTTAATTACTATCATGCTTCTTTTAGTCCTTTAAGAGCATTTTTTAGTTCATCGGTTACTTCGTACTCAGTACCGCCTATGTTAATGGTTTTAGGCTTATCAGATACTTCTACGTCAATACCCGTAATCTCTTTGAAAACGGTAGCGTCAAAGTTGGGTAGGTTAAGCACTCTCTGTCTATCTTTTTTGGTAGTATCTTTCCAGTAGTCAGCCCAAGCTTCTTCCCAAGTAAAGGTTTTGAGGTATCCTTGTCTAACAAAGAAATCAGGGTCGGCTTTCTTTTCTGCCTCTGTCATCTCTGATTCTGGTATCCATTTGTTTAAGTGAAACTCGTTAAAGTGGGGGTGGTCAATATCGTCCCACTTTTTATTGGTAGGCTTATTAAACATTCTTAGTGTGCCTGGTGTTGAGTTGAATATGCCTGTTTCACGCTCTGTTGAGTTCCCGTACCCAGAGTTCCAGTTCCCAGAGTTCCAGTTCCCAGAGTTCCCGTACCCAGAGTTCCAGTTCCCAGTGTTCCAGTCCCCAGAGTTCCAGTTCCCAGAGTTCCCGTACCCAGAGTTCCAGTTCCCAGAGTTCCAGTTCCCAGAGTTCCCGTACCCAGAGTTCCCGTACCCAGAGTTCCAGTCCCCAGAGTTCCAGTTCCCAGAGTTCCTGTTCCCAGAGTTCCAGTCCCCAGAGTTCCAGTCCCCAGAGTTCCTGTCCCCAGAGTTCCCGTACCCAGAGTTCCAGTTCCCACTATTATTCTCGCCAGTGTTGTCTATGCCCGTGTTTTTCTTGTCTTTTGCCATCTTACTCTCCTCTCATTACATCTTTAATAAATAGTATCGCTCCTGCTATCAAGAATGCAGGTATCATGGTTACTGCTAGGATTATTAGTAGGGTTTGGATTAGGTACATTACAGCTCTCCTAGTGGTAATATCATGCTCGAACCTCGTTGTACTTTTTGTTTAGAAGTTCTTTAATTTCACCCTCTTGTCGTTCCTCGGCTTCTTTTTTTAGTTTCTGGTAGTCAATCTTTTCTTTAGAACCAGTCCTTATTGCCTTTAGAACTCTTACGACAGCGTCTTGTGCGTACTCTTTGGCTTGCGACTCCACATTTTCTCTGAACTCAGCTATGTTAATTGCAGATGTCGAACCAGAGGCGTGTAGGTTTATCTTGCCTTTGGGTAGTGGTGTAGTTCCTCGGTTGTATCCATTATTATCAAGTAGTTTCCAACACTCCTTACAAACAACCCTATCAAAAGACTCTCTCATATGCTGTGTGGTGCTATACCTATCTCCCACATGGTCATTTCTACACATACTTCTTTCACAAACATCACATGTGTCTGTTGTGACATACTCTAGTACTTTATCTGGGTTTATATCACAAATGTCACATAGGTCTGCTGTTATTTGTTGCTTACTCATTTTCTCCATCCTTTCTTATAGCTAGGATCTTTTTCTTTTTACCTTTAACTGGGTGTGAGTGTGGTATTTCCTCGTAGTAGAAACCCTCTTTGATAGTGTCTAGGCTAGTTTTTTTCATACTAATACCCCCATGCTTTCAAATCACCTATAGCTTCTATATCGAAGTTCGGTTGTCGCCACTGAGCTTCTTTTAGTTTACTGAGCGCTTCGTTAAACTTATCGGCTCCTGACTCTAAGAATGATGGGTCACAGTAGAATAGTTTAATGCGGTGCGGTGCTTCACTCTCAATAGCACCGAAGTAAACATGGGTAGCGTCTACTAGAAAATCGTAGACAGATGCCTGAAGATCATAGTGTGAGTACAGAGCTTCTTTGCTAAAGTTGTCAAAGTTCTTACCAGATACGAACTTCCAGTCGATAACGGTTTTCCCCTTATAGTTAGATAGAACATCCAGTATGCCCTTAACATTGAAGCCGTTTACTTGTTTTTCTACTATAAGCTCTGGTTTTACATTTTCAAGTAACGGTTTGATCTGTGGATGATTAACTACTCGCTCGGCTATGCCGTTAAACTTGTCAATTGTTTCCTGCTTAACGATCAATACGTTATCGGGCTGTGAGTCTCGCCACTCCTTTGCCTCTTTGGTTCTAAATGAATCGTAAGGCGACACTACCCATTCATCGGTTTTAACACCTAGTCGTTCAGATATTAAAGCGTGTATGAGTTTACCATCTTGCATTGCAGTGGTTGGTAGTCTTTCGATTAACCCTAGTTTCTGTGCTACAGCGTAGTCATAGCCATGTTTGAGTAGGTTGCTTAAAAATGATGGTGATAGGTTTATTGGTTGTATTTTATTCATTTGTAGCCTCTAGCGAGTTCATAATCTTTTTACGACCAACATTTACAAGATCAAGTTCCTTTTCTACTTGGTTGTCATCTCGGTTTAGGTTTCTACCGAACAGGTTACCAAACGACTTAGCGGCGTTCTTGATAGCTTCGGCTTTAGCTTTTGGTACTGCCATGACTCCAGCAGCCTGTGAAAGTTGCGTGAAGTCGGTTGGTGCCGCACCTTTGACTGTTTGAAACTCTGCGAAGCCTATGCCATCAGCTACCAGGTATTCGTCTGTTTGCGGTATCCTAGCCTTTAACCTGACAACAACATAGAACCCATTGACCGCTGTTCCCTCTCTTAATATCTCTGGTGTCCAGCCATCAAACAAACCGTCTAACAAACGTTCTACTGCAGTAATAGGCAAGTAGTCGAAGTTACCGAACTTGTGCCGCTTAACAACCGCAGTTGGTGGGTCTAGTGCTAGAACAGCCTTATATGCCACCTTAGTTTTTTGATACTTAACTAGAACTGAATCTACAGCTTGTAGCTGTTTATCCGTTAGTTTATCTTCCATGTTGAACCTTTCGTTATGTTTACTCTATCAGTGTAGCATGAGCGTACATCATGTGTCAAGTTTCTTACGCCTATTTTCTTGCTTCTTTTTACCTCCAGCAGATCCGGCACTCTTGGCTAGGTCTTTCTTATCTCTAAAGCCTCGGTAGGTTGAGTTCTTGCCACCTTTTGAAGATATCTGTTTCATATAGGCTAAGTAAGCTTCTTCAGAACCCAGGCGGTTTATCATGGTTTGTTTTGCTGTCATATTCGTCTGCTACCTTTCTCTAAATTACATCTCATGTGTGCCGGTTGTATATTACTATCCTCGTACCGCAGTTCGGGGTTGCCCGATCTTGGTTTGATATGATCGAGCGTCACAACCTCACGCTTGACTGGTTCGCCACATATTCCGCAAGTAAATACTGCCTGAGTATGTCGCTTTAACCAGTCGAGCCTGAAGTCCTGCCACCGGATAGCCTGTTTACCTCGTTGCTTAATCGGTACTCTTTTGCGTGTCTTGCAATAGAACTTGGAATGACCAAGCTCTTTGCAAACACTACATATCTTATTTGCTTGAGACACCAGCTTCAGCCTTCTTTTGATACTTCTTTATAACCGCATACATGTTGTCCATGTACTCTGCTGTTAAAACAGTTAGATATCCCCCAGCCTTGTTGTGGTCAGCAGTCATGCCTTTCAAAACTATTTCTATAGCTTTTTCTGCATACTCGTACATCATTTCTGACAGTTCATCGTTACACCCCCAGCCTAAATCGTCTGGTAATATAAAGTCGTTCCTCTTACCCATAAACTCCTCCTCTCATAAGGCGCTCTTACTTTGCTTTGCTCAAAAAATATACTTCGAGCTGTCGTGCTGCACTTCTAGCTGTTTCTGGTGGTAGGTACTTGTTATCATGTGCATCAAATACTAGCTTGTGTATGTATTTTATTTGATCTGCAAGGCTGTACTGTTGCTCTGGGTGCTGTGATTTGTTAAGTAAGGTGTAGTCCTCAAAGTTCTTACTTACTTTAATCTGCGCTGCGGTTTTGTAACTTATGTCGTATTTGGCTGCCACCTGATTAGTTGTGCGCCAGATAAAACTTCCTTTTGCTTTTTTGAATGTATCTTCAGTTAATTTTCGCATTATAGTTTCTCCCATTCACACACGCCCTCTATTTTATTAGTTAAAGCACTGACCCACCATACCGCCTTGTATTCGCCAGACATTTTGTGTACTTGTATACTCATTATCTATCTCCCTCGTCATAGTCGGGTTCGGTTGGCTCTAGTATATCTCCGCATACCTGACATACTCGCTCAGTTGATTCCCAATAGTTAGGGCCATCAAAACTCATGTAGGGAGTTTCAAAGTCCTCGTACTCTACATCTTCGTGCTGACAGTCTATACCCTCGATGAGTAGGTACTGTTCGCTTGGTTGATATTGGATTGCTATCGTCATTGTTGAACCTTTCTTTACGTTAGTACCTGTAGTGTAGCATGAGCGTACAATGCGTGTCAATACCTATTTTGATTATGCTTGCAGTTTCACGCTATTTTTAGTAGTATGACGCTATAGTAACCCACGAGTTGATTGTTGAACCTTTCGTACTCCAGTGGGTTACTTTTTTAGTAATTCAAAACTCCCCTGCCGTTGAGGGGAGTTAGGTACTTACCGAGCTTTAACGAATAAAAATAAATGTTGATTTATTATGCTCGGTACTGATTTTAGTTTACGCCTAGTACCAATTATTTGCTAGATGAAAATTAAGCGCATTAGCCCACGATCCGTATCGAGCCATAACATAGCCGTTCATATCTTTTAACGCACCGACTGGCTCGTTCCAGGTGTGCGCCCACTTACCACAAGGGAGTTGCTGACCAAGACCACAAGCCCCCGATGACGGATTGACCGCACTAGGGTTACAGGTACTCTCTTTCATTATAAGGATATAAGCTGTGCTAACGTCACTAATACCAGCCCTACGAATCCAATCGTGGCAAGTGCCACCACTATTAGTATTGTTTGACTTGACCACTCTAGATACCGCCACAGGCTGTTTCTGGGGCTTGCTGACAGGCTTTTGTTTCTTAGTTGCATGATTTGTTACCTTTGCTTTCTTTGGCTCTTGTGGAGCCTGTATTTGCTTAGTTTTGGGTTGTGCCTGAACTTCTGGTAATGGCGGTGTGTTAGTTACTATTTGTAATGTGAATACGATTATGAACGCTGTGATTATCTCACGCATTTAACCTCACTTGTTTAGTTGATATAAGTTTCGTAAATGAGCGTTCAACATGCCTCGCAAGCCGTTGAACGTGACCCCATTATACTACTTTTTGTTGGTGGCAACCTTGAGAACAAGTGCGATCAACACGACTGCGGTGGCTCCTTGAGCTGTTTCCGGTAGTGCGTTGAACCTTGCTAGGTTGCTTACTACAGCGTAGCCGAATCCAGCCAAGATAATTGCTTTGGCTAAGAACGGTAATACCGTATAGTTTATGCCGTCTAATGCACGATTGTGCAGTTTAGGCTTGCTTGTACTTTTACCTTTTTTATCCGTAGGTAACGGAGTTAGTTGTTTTGACTTTGACATTTGTTGAACCTTTCTTGTTTATTGATGTCACCCAATGGTAGCATGAGCGTGTATCAATGTCAATACCCAATAATAAAAAGACCCAACTTTCGCTGGGGTACTAACAGGGTGGGCTGTGTTGCACATGGTTCTTTTATGTATCTATTTTATTATGTGAACAATATATTTTCAAGCGTGATTCCGGCTTTATCCGTTTATGACAGGCTGGGTGGCCAACAGCACCGGTGCATATTTTATGAATACTCACGATTCTATTATACAGAAAATGCGCTGCGAGGCGCATAGTCTGTGAAGTGACCAGCTAGAGAGTGCAGTGTAAGCTCTAAACTGGCTTTTTTATTGTAGCATAAAGAAAAACCGCCTGTGAGGGCGGTTACGAGAGGCTAGCTGTTATTCTTATAAGTAGGAGATCGTCAACTTGCTTATAAGGGTCATAATGTTACGCTTCGTTTTTAGTAAGTTTTACCTTACTATCTACTATACTACATCATGTGAGCTATTTTGTCAATAGCCAAGTGAAGTATCTCGGTTTATCTTTGCCGTCTTGTTCAGCTATCTTTGCGTTTTGAACCCACCTAGATAAACCATTCTTTTTAATCCACTTAGCGTGCCAAGCTTTCCACTGAGGGTCAATTAGGTGTTTGTATTGTTCGAGGTTTAAGTCTATTTCTTTATCATCAATTGCAATTGTTGGTTTAACAACTGGAGCTTCAATTGCAATTGGTCTTATGATGTTTGCTACGCTTTGCACTTGACTTCCGTTTCTACCTGCTATATCATAAGGGTATCTTGGTAGACACCCCTGTTTCGGCAGGGGATTTTCTTTATTTAATAATACGATCATCGAGCTACCGGTAAGCTCTAGGTAATGTCTATTCTTGGTAGACAATACTTGGGATAAGCATACACTATCCAAATCGCTTATGCAACTACCCCTGTTTATAACCTGTGCATAACCAGTTTAATTCTGTGGATAACTTGTGGACTATTGCCTAGCCCTTAGCTCCCCTATGATCTCAGCCCTCTCATCCTGTAACTCTTGCCATTCCTTATCCAGTAAAGCTCGCATAGCCATACACCCAGTAAGTTCGTGCTGGTTCTGTTCAAGTGCTTCGTAAAGCTCTGCGTTAGATAGTGGTTCATTCTCCATAATATCCCTCCGTTAAAAAGACTGCTTGAGCTAGTAGATGATGTCCTATTCTCTGAGCTACTCTGTCATCTCGTTCTAGACAGTATTCACTTAGGGCAAGCGTAGCGTCAATCTCAGGTCGTGGTGTAGGCTCTAGTTCATTCAGTACAAGTAACATCCCACAGATAAGCTCTGCATTAGGCTTGGGTGGGGGTAGGAGTTCGGCATGAAGCTCCTTGTGTACGTCTTGGTAAAGTGCTGTTTTAACTAGTCTGTGATTGCGTAACCGTTTTTCTAGTGGGGTCTTGTAGCTAGCACGTTGCCAAAATAAGTGGTGAACATTCCAGTCACGCTCCATCACTCAGCCTCTAGGTCGTATTGTTCCCACTCTTTTTCTAGGTCATCAGCCTCTAGTGTAGCCAACCATTCAGAGGTAGCATCATCAACGTGCTTATCCCATCTGTACGAATAGTCGTACTCTACCATTCTATTTAGTAGGTCGTGTGCCATTCTGATACCCTTCACTGGTTGCCCTGGTTGTCTGAGTTCTGCGTGGTTAGCGCTCTCAGTTTCAAACAATCTAACTACTGTATTAAAATGATGAAGCGATATTACCTCACCGTTAAATTGAACATCTAAGTACGGTGTCCATGTTTCAACGTCATCTAAAGTTAGCTCTCCTAGATTAAAGGGAGCTTGTATATCTTCAGGACTTAACATTACTCGCCTTGTCTGCGGTGTATTAGTTCAGTAGCTAGGTTAGCGTCTGATAAGTATTCGATTGGTGGCGGTGTGACCTGCACAGGAGCCTCTGGTTGCGGTTCTCTAATGTGAGTGGATAAACAAGCCTCTGTTACGTTTCCAACGGTTCTAAGCACCGCTACGAAAGCCACACCACGTTTTACCCTGTCCGCTAGATATGCTCTAGGGTCTACTGCTTTTATTTCAGGCATTATGTTTGGTTCTTGGTTCATGATAAGTTAATAATATGCTTGTGTGATAAAAATGTAAATACCCTTAAATCCCCAGTCAAGAGATTATGTTATTTAATCTTCTTCGAGTGTCTTTATCACTCCGTCATCTGTTGCATCAATGAAACTTGAACCGACTCTAGCCCCCTCCCATTTATCGTAACCTCGGGAAGAATACTCGTCATCAATCCAATCTCTTGTAATCCGCTTTATCGTGTCTTTTAAGGCTTTCCGTTGCTCGACATCACCTATAAGGTCGCACATCTGCATAAGTCTACCAACCAAAGAGTCTACCTCCTTGTGGCTAACTGGCACAAAAGTGCCGTCTTTTGTATCTACTAGAAAACCGCTATATTTAACTTCACTCATACTAAACTCTCCTTCTAAACTAAACTTGACTAGGGATTTTAAGGTACTAACTACATTGTACATCAAAATACCCCCCACCTTGTATACAGATGAGGGGTGTTACTAGTCGATACTGGGGGTAGCAAGGACTAGCCTGTGTTTATCTATTATAGCAAAAGAAATGCCAGTGTCATACGCAACACTGGCAACCTTAAATTTGGTTAGTCACCCAACGGAATTGTCTTCGCCAGACCTATTTTACACTATCCCTCTATCCAGCACCACACTACTACAACTAGTAGGAATGCCATACAAAAGAAGATAAACATACTAGCCTATGCGTGTAGCGGTAGTCACGATTCCTGCACCGCCTAGACCCGCTATAAGTCCAGTTGCTACAGTTAGACCCTCTACACCGAAGAAACCTGCTAGACCGCCTATAACGGCTGCGAGAACGATTGTTAAAGCTCCGTAGACATCTTTAGCTTGTACTCTCTTAAAGAACTCTGTGACTGCGATTACTGCTGTTACTACAAATACTGATTCCATTTTAGTCTCCTTATTTTACGTTAGTGTTGCCCGACCAGACATAATTGCCTCGGCTGGACTTATGCCACTTGTTATTGTTGCTTACTTTGTCACCATTAACTAATCCGACACTGGTGAATACATCACCTTTTTTTAGTGTCTTGCTTCCTGCTAATGGTGCTTTGACTGAGGGTTTACTTCTGACGTTGGCTGCCGATGTAACGGTTACATTACGAGGGTACTTCGGTTTAGCTGGTGCTGGTTTAGGTGTCTTGACGTTGAACTTCTTAGTGGGTCGAAAGATGGCGTTGATGCCACCGAAGGGTTTAGGCATACGATTCACCGTCAGTACAATAGCTCCATTCTGGTCTAGGAACGCTCCAGTATCATCTATAAGCCCGATGTGACCGTAGCCACCACCGTAGTTGCTACCGTAACGTACTATGTCACCAGGCTTGAGGCTGGATACTCTCACGAAACCTGGAGGTGTGAAGTCTTTGGCGTTACCTCTAGCTCTGTAGGGTATGCCGAATACTTGCACGAGATACTGCTGAACAAGGCTCACACACTGCCCTTTGTAGCTACCATCAGGATTAGCTACGCTTCTGTTTTTAACACACCATTCTCGGAACTGTTGTAGACTAGCCATTTGATACATCCTGCGATGCGGCACCGCCTACGTAGGTAGGATCTGGTTTCTTTTTAGTGTTGATGAAGCCTTTGATACGTTTGAACATCTATTTCTCCTTTACCAACCTTATTTTTTTAACTTTGGTTCTGACTTTCAATCGTTGATTCCGTCTATTGCGGAGGTCTGGTTTGATTATATACCAGCAAGTAATAAAAACGAGGGGGGTTGAAAATATAGCGTTAAGAGCTGGATTGCCAAACCAGTAATTTACCGAGGTGACACCGATGTATAAAAAACAGATCAGCATTCCGAGATAGTTTTTTGCTCTAGTCGATACAAAGCCAGCCAGTACCAAAGGAACCAGTCTTATAATAAGAAGCATGTCTACTATTGTTATAGGGTTAAATCTGCTCATCGTTGTGCCATATAGCTAATTATTGCTAGAGCTGTGCCTACTAAACCAAGTGCGTAAAGCATAAGCTTTTGCCAATCAACCTCTTTCGGTATAAGAACTGTGTTATTCTCTTTCTTATACACCTCTATTATATCAAGCTTGTCACGCCACTTCTCAAGTTTAGTGACCCTGCCGTTAGTTTTTTGTACTTGTAACAGAGTGGCATTTTGGATAGCCTCCATTTTGCCTAGCTTTTCGTATAAATCTGAGTTGGTTGGTTCTTTTGGCATATTATTTCCTATATCGCGTGAACTAGATGACCTGCAAACCAAGTCTCATCTGCATTAGCTACTGAAGTTTCATTTCCTGCACTATTCTGGTATGCGTATATCTCTACCGTATCGTTTGCGGCTAAAAGAACATCGCAAGTTATCATCGGAGCCGAATCGGCTGACATAGAGTATCTACCGCCACGAGTAGATACTGCTCCGTTTACATAAAGGGAGAGGTAACAGTCCACCATAGTCGCTGCGTTTGTTATTCCTACCACAGCGCTAAAGTTGTATACCCCTGCGACAGGTGCGGTATATGTTGGAGATGAAAAATTATTATTGTAATCATATATTTCGGTTCCAAATGTGACCTTTATTGATGTTGCGTCTGTAAGTGTGGTTGTTGCCGATGCTCTTGCCCTAAAACAGTAAGGGTTAGTCCACTTTGCTGGAGTCACCGTATCGTCAGTTATATAGCTACCGTTCATCTTGCTATCTTTAAGCAGTACGCCATCTATCGTAACCCCTGCCGCGCCAGTATATTCAGATATGGTATCTGTCGTTAGCGTTGGGTTGGCTATTGTAGCCGTATTGATTGTGGGCGCAGTGAGAACTTTATTAGTTAATGTCTGTGACCCAGTAAGTGTAACAACCGCGCTCGGAAATGTAGGTGTGCCACCGAGCGTGTATGTGCCGGTAACAGTACCAGACAATACGGGTGCTGAAACTGTGGGCGCGGTAATAGTCTTGTTTGTCAAAGTTTGCGTGTCGTTTATCCCAACAGGGTGAGAAGTAAGATCAAGAAGATTGTTGACTGTAGCGCGTCTAAGGGCTGTAGCAGAATTATCGTAGACAAGCAAAGAGTCGGCTGCGCGATCGATGTTTGTTTCTTGAGTTTTATCTGGTATCTGAAAGTCGGCCATCTATTCTCCTATTAAAAACAGCCAGAGCATCAGCTCGTGGCTTTGATGCCATTATAACATACTACTTGATACTTGCCAGTTCTGCGCTATCGGCTGCATCTACCTGTCTTTGACCCATTGTACTCGCTGATGTGCCACTATCTGAGAAGCCCCATACTTGAGCTGGGATTGATGAGTAGTCTACAGATACCATAATGTCAGATGGCTTTCCGTTATCCCATAAATCAAGTCCTGCCACCTTATTCCCTGTTCCAGCATCATATAGGTCATCTATGAAGAAGTACGCCCCTGCGGTTGCAGTTATGCCTGTAATTCGTACCTGAGCATATCGAGCGACTGCACCTGAGTAATAGGCTGATATGTTAAATGGTAGCCAACTTCCTGTAGTAGTGGCAAAAGTAAAGGTGTCATCTGGTGTAGCAGTTAAAAGGGTTCCAGGTAGGAATAGTTCGACTTTAAGCGTACCTGATGAGAATGTAGCATTTCTGTAGACATAACCGAATATACCTACGTTAGAGGTTGGACTAGCTGGTATCTTAAATGTCCATGATGAGCCTGTAGAGTTGTTTTCAGGTTTACTTGCGAGTGCGAGTGAACTAGCGGTTCTAACTGTTGTATCGGTAAGTCCCGAGCCACTTGACCACCATGAACCTTTATTTGTGTACCAACGGTGTGATGAAGTATCGTAACCGAAGTCTTGGAAGTTTATTGAGCTAGTATCAAGTTGGTTTAAGTAGTTACTTATAAGTGTAGTTGAAACCAGCAGACAGTTATTGAATAGTGCCTGATTGAGCGTACCTGTGACACAATCTATATCTATAGTATTGCCACTAAAGGCGCAGTTGTTAAATGTATTATCTGCACCACCAGATAAGTAGACAGCGTTTGTTCTAGCAGAAACTACACCACTGTTATTGAACGTGTTACCAGAACTTGAAAATATACCGATTGCATAACCTGTTGCTGAATTACCGCCATTGGCTCCGTATGAATAACAGTTATTAAAAGTATTACTCGTAGATGAGGTGTTGAGTGTTATAGCTGCTGCGGTTGTCGTGCTTGAACCGTTATAGTGAAGTATCCAGTTCATGGTCTTGTTGGCAGTCCCTAAAAGCCTTACACCCGATGAACCAGCGTAGTTCGAACCACCAGTGTTGTAGGCGGTTATTCCTGCATGAGTGAATGTTTCGGTTGCTGGGTCGCCCGAACTTGGCATACTGAGCCACTGTCTGCCAGAAGCACCGTTAGAGTTGTTGTAGGCTACGATTCCGTCAAATGAGCTTGTTGCACCACCAGCCACTACACTTATACCGCTAAAGCTGAGTGCCTTACCAGAGTTGTTGTCTGAATGTTCAAAGCGAGTGTAGTTGAAGTTCCCTGCGGTATTACTGGCGTTATCTAGGTAATAGCCGAGATTTGTTGTGAGTGGTTTGATAATTGAGTTACGAGTAAGGTTAGCAAGGTGCATACCAGGATAAGGAGTGTTGGTAATGGCTGATTCTGCTCCACCTGCGGTAGCGGATAGAACGAATGAAGTAGATGAGTTTCGAGTCTTTATATAGCGAATCTGGTTCGTATTGTATAAGATACCAGGTATGACAACTTCGTCATTCACATCTGCATCCCAAGCGGTACTGACAATTAGTGGGTCTGCTGCTGTTCCTGTACCCGAAGCATATAGAGCATATTGAGTATAGGTCGCTCCTGTAGTAAGTATTTGTCCACCTGTCGCACCTGTAGCCGAAAAGATGCCCTGGTCGCCATTAGCTGTAGAGTCGATAATTGTCGTATGAATAATAGTCTTGTCACCTGATGGTGGTCTAAGGTCTATCACACCCCCTGCGGTACACCAGAAGCTACCCTTAATGGTGAAGTTCACGCTTGCGGTCTGGTCGTATGAGAATGTACCACCCGAACCACAGGTTACTGCTGCACCCATAGTCTGAGTAGTTGAGCCGATAGCAGTTGTAGCTTTAGAGCCGAATGTAGTCGTGCCAGATAGAACGAGGTTCTTTGCTGTAAGTCCTGCGTCATTGAACCCACCTACCCAAATATCATCTGATGAGCCATAAGCTGAGGCAGTATCGTATGTGAATTGGAACCAAAGACCTGAAGCTGCGGTACGGAGTGAACCCGAAGTACCTACGCTATTCTTAACCCTTGCGGTATAGGCTGAAGCGGTAAGAGTAGCGAACGTATATGAAGTAGCAAAGCGTACATAATTCATGCCAAGCTGGATGTCTGCGGAGTTTATAGTAGCGGTCTTTTTAGATACTACTGACTCCATTATTTCGACAGTGATGTTTCCACCGTTGGTTGGTAATACGGCTACACATATCCAACAACCTGTAATAGCATTTACGAGGTTAGGAGCTGTTACACCCGATGAGGTAATACCAGCACTTGTGAGAGCTGCTGTCGAGGCAGTAATAGTAGCACTACCTAAGTGGGTATCATATACTCCTGAACTGACGTAAGTCCTTAGTGCCATTAGCTAATTTCCGTTCCCTCATCTATCTGTTGTGAGAGTTGGTATTCAGTTTCATAAGCACTAAGTTTATTTAGAATCTCTTGTTCTAATTGTGATGGTGAACAACGTAGTGATTGACTCGTTAATACTGGTGTTTCTCCATCTAAGATATCAAACGTGAAACTCTGTTGTAGGTTCAAGTCTAGTTCTGATTTTTGGGTTATTATAGCTCGCATATATTCCTTTCGTTAATTAAAATGTACCGCCATAGGTTCCCCATGTAGGTGAACCGCTTGGCCCTGCGCTTGAACTTACATAAACCGCAGAATAACCGCCAGTACCTTTAGTATAAGTAAACACTTTAGTTGCGATGTCTTTTCGCATAATGTAGTAGTTTAGGTCTGCATCTTCAAAGTAGAAATACTTATACGTTCCATCATCAGATATAGCAGAAACAGAATAGGCATTAGTAGCCTTACCAGAGGAGCCACCGCCAATGTTACTGCCATCGGGGTTTACAACGGCTACGGCCGGTTTGCCGGTAGTGTCTTCTCGAAACTTCTGATATTCGAAGTCCCCTAGCTGTTTGGTTCCGTTGATCTCTGGCATATATTCTCCAATTAAAAAGACTGGCGTGACTCCAGTCGTTATACATATTATAGCACCATGTGGTACAATCTTGTTATGAGCAAAAATACTCCCATGCCAGGCTACGGTCTGGTAGTCATAGATGACAGCCAGATGGAGAATGTGAACTTTAAAGGCGAGGATCGTTTTGATTCACCTCAATCTGGCGTTTTGATTAAATTAACTAAGCAAGATGAAGATAAAGCGTTCGCAGATGACGGCACTACTTATGGTGCATTACTAAACAAACGGATATTCTGGGCAAAATACGCTGATGCAGATGCAACCCTATTTGATAACGAGCTGGGCAAAGACATTGTATTTATTCAGTTAGATAAGCTTCGCGGTTACGATATTTAATAAGTAAGGAGTTCACATTGCGACCAGACCTATTTGCTAAAGAAATTGTCTATTCAGACGAAGCACGAGAGAAAATAGCTAAAGGCATTAGAGTGATGTACGAGGTAGCAAAAGCTGCGTATGGCCCCAAAGCTGGAAATGTAATGTTCGAGCATAACTGGCCAGCTGGCTCTGCTAAGTTATCTCGCGATGGTGTCACTAACTTAAAAAAAGTAGTCATCAAAGACCGCGCGGCCAATATAGCGGCCAAAGCGGTACTACAGGCCAGTGAGCGTAATAACGCAGTGGCTGGTGATGGTACGACTGCGGTAGCCATCTTAACGTATCACCTTTACATGGCTGGGCTTAAACTTATTGGCACAGGGCATAACCAGATGGAAGTATCACGTTTAATTGAGGAAACAGCCGAGAAAGCTATTGAGTATATTGACTCAGTTAAAAAAGAACTGACCGAGGGTGACTTACTATCTATCGCTAAGGTTGCATCGGGTGATGACGCTATCGCTGAACTTCTGTCTGAGACAGTACAAGAGGTAGGTTCTGAGGGCGGTATTACAGTAGAGGAGCATTCAGGACTTGGCGTTTACGCTGAAGTTATAGATGGCTTCTACATGCGTAAAGGCTTTACAGATGTACGGCTTATTAAAGATGGCGGCTCATTATCATCTGACTTTGAGAAAGTACCCATTCTACTCGTAGATAAGGTTATATCTGAGGCTCGTGAAATGGCTACAATCATCAACAAGATTAAGGGCGCTGGGCATAACGAGGTATTGATACTCGGTGAGATTATTCACGATGCGATGGAGTTCCTTGTTAAGCAACGCGGTGATGGCATTATTATCCCAACAGTTGCCGGTATCCCTGCTACGGCCGGAATGAAGTCAATCGTACTTGATGACATAGCTACAATGACTGGCGGTAGGGTCTATCAACAGGGCGAGGGTGCGTCTAACTTCACACTAGACTATTTGGGCGCTGCCGAGCGTGTTGTAGTTGAGGAACTTAGCACTACAATCATCAACGGTGCTGGTGAACCAGCCAAGATCAAGAGCCGTTTAGTAGAGCTTGAAAAACAACTACAGGCTGAAACTGCTGCGATTACTACTACTGTCATTCGTGACCGTATATCCCGACTTAAAGGCAAGGTTGGTATTATAAAGGTTGGTGCGCCAACAGATATAGATCGTGAGGAACTACGCTTGAGAATAGATGACGCGGTATGCGCGCTTCAGTCAGCACGTAAAGACGGTACTGTCCCTGGTGGTGGCACAACACTAGCGCGAGTTACCGGCACACCATTTGACGAAGCCCTGCAAAAGCCATTTATAGAGCTTATGGACAACGCTGGAGAGAAAAGTGAATACAGACTCGGCAAAGCCCTAGAAAAGCCTATCGGCTACGGCTACGACTTAAAGAACATGACAGATGAGCCTATTGATTTGCGTAAAGCTGGCATTATTGACCCGACTCTCGTAATTAAGGAAGTGGTACGCAACGCTGCGTCAGTAGCCAGCAAACTAATAACTACTACAGTAATAATTACATTTACCGATGAATCTAACGATCAAATGATTGACTTAGCGAAACATAACGGATAGGAGTAGTATGAGGGTTTTCTACGATCAAACAGAGCTAACAGGCACACCAGAGGAAATAGCAGAGTTTTTGCAACTTAGAGAGGTCGCAAGTTCAGACAAAAAGGAAGATACAACCGTATTTAACCCCGATGAGTTTGTGCCATTAGTAAATGAGGCAAAAACAGTTCGTGAGAAACTAGCTGACGATCCTGCATACAATCCGTATGGTGGCGTAGTCAAATCTAAAGACACCGAGGATGAGCCGTCTGCGAAAACCGTATCAGCGGATTTAGACACTGGAATTGAATACAAGTGAAACACATAGTAGGGCAAATCGTAAAGGGTAAGTTCGTGTCTGGTAAACCCAGTGAGACAGGCAATCGCGAACACACCCTACATAAAGAGTATGTAAGATTAGACATGCGCGAACGCTACGCCAGAGATATCGAGCAGTCCCACAAGGGCGGTCAGGTTAATCAGGGGTATGTTGAGGCATTTGGTAAAGAAAACGCAATAAAGGAAGGACTGGTAGAACCACCAAGTTATGAGTAAAAAAGATAATTTATTAAACAGAGATACAGATGTAGAGTCTTACGATTTAAACGATGACGAACGCAACGAGCTTGCGTCACTTATAGCGTTAGTCGAGCAAGCACGAGTAGCCCAAGACTTTATCTACTCTAGGCTTGTACAGAACATCGCTGACAGGCTTGAAATAGTAGACAGGGATATAGAGCTAAATATGCCTGAAATCATCGCTAAGGGCGTTAAGGAAGCTAAGTTAATAGTACGTTAGTAAGCGCCCTGTAGCTGAGACAGTATATCTTCAGCCGCCAAACCGCCACCAGTAGGCGCAGAACTGCCGTATAAGTTATTAAGCTGTTCGAGCTTAGACCTGACTACCTGTTCGCTGTCGGTGTCTTTAGGTGTATAAGTATCGAGTAGTTTAAGTTCACCCTCGGTAAGGCTTGCACCGGCTCTAGCTTTAGTTATAGCACCACGTACCTGACCGATGACGTTTTTGTATGTCATTGTTTCAGGATCGGCTGCGTTGAATATACTCTTTATGCCCTCGACACGTGAACCGATAGGGCCATAGTTGATTGATCCCTGATTCATAACATCACCAGCCATGCCAAGCGATGTAATAAGGTCAGAACGTGCTTGTTGACCCTCAGATAGTTTTGCTGTCTTTTCGTCAACTTGTGGGTTTAAGAACTCCCATAGCGCCATGTATTTATCCATGTTCTTACCGCCTGTCGCTTGTAGGTCGCGCTGTATGTCTTGTGCTGCCGCTTCTCGTGAGTACATAGATTGTGGTTGCTGTGGTGCTTCCACGCCCATTTGACCGCCACCCAGCATATCTGGTGAGCCACCTAATGCGCTTACTGCGTCTAGTGGTTGACCTGTCATAGGGTCTACTGGAGCTGCTTCAGCCTGTTGTGGTTGTTGACCGCCCATAAGTGCCAATGCGCCCCTAGCTCCTTGAGCTTTGAGTATGCCTGGTATTGTGCCAGAACCCTTTAGCCCACCACCAGTAAACGAACCGGCACCGCCACTACCAGCACCAACAAGAGATTGAACACGTTGCATAGCACCGCCTGTTCCTGGTATTGGTATGCCTAGTGGTGCTATATCTCTACCGCCTGAAGCAGCGCTAGATAGGTCAATTACTTTTTTACTTTGACTGAAGTTTTTATTAGCTTCTGCGTAGCCAGGCATTCTATTAGAAAGGTACTTATTAAGGTCTTTGCGGTATTCTTTGCCAAACTTCTCAAGTTGAGGTATCTTGCTACCGTCACCCCTACGGTAGTTAATAACGTCATCGAGCGCTTGTTTGAACCTATGTACGTCTTTGTTAGATGTAAGCGACTGCCCCTGGTCAAGTAGTACTTGTACTTGCCTAGATGAGTCTGGGTCTAGTCCAGCAATGCTATATTTAGACTTCTCAACTACTCGCTTAGTTATGTTGTTGAGGTCAGCAGGGTCAACAGCTTTTGAGCCATAGGCTTTCAGAACACCGTCAAGTTGCGTTGCTGCCTGTTTGTTGGCGCTTGTCGCAGCTCTGGCCACCATATTAGCATCAGCAGACCTCGGAACTTTGAGTGTCTTTGAAACGTATTGCTGTAGTTCACTAGCACCCTCTGTACCTATGACATTGCCGTTCACCTTAGATTTAGGCTTAATACCCCAAGCGCTAGATCGTGCTTGTTCTGAGCCTCTAGTAAGTATGTTTGCTTTGCCACCAAGAGCGCTACTTGCATCAGGTATACCACTCATTAGCGTGCCTCTTACAGCCTCATCTGGCACCATTCCAGTTAAACGTGATGCGCCCTTAACATCGCCTTTAGCTAGTAGGTTTTCAACAAAGCCCTGTGCTGCACTAAAGGGTCTACCGTTCCCCATCTTGGATATCTGCGCTGGTGTCATTTTGTCTAGCTGTGCCAAAGGTATGTTTTTAAGAGCCGACATGCCACCTTTAGCAGCATCATCAGCAAATTGACCGAAACGCAGTATGTTTCCAGCGTCTTTTAGACCACCACCAGCTTTAATGACCGTACTAGCGCCACGAACCGATTTAGCAGCTTTTCCTAGTCCACCAAGCGTACCCCAGGCGCCCTCCTCCAGTAGATTACCTTTATCTATGCCGTCATCGGCTTCACCAGATAGTTTTTGTGCAAGTAATTCACCAAGTATGCTACCCCCAGCGCCACCGGCAGCAGTACCAACGCCAGGCGCAGCAAATGAGCCAGCTATACCGCCAATAATACCGCCAGCAGTAGGAAGTAGGCTTGTAAGGAAGTTACGCTTTGGCTTTTGTACGGCTACACCACCACTTATACTGTTGTTGTATTGATTGGCTCTCTCTAGTAATTTTTTTGTCTCTTTATCCATTACCAACGCGCCTTAATAAAGTTGCCTATTTTCTTAAAGTTGTCTTTAAACTTAACGCTTTGCTTGAAACTGTCTCCTATATAGTCGCCCCAACCGTAAGGGTTCTCTTTTCTGAGTAGTTGGTCGTTGAGTTGTTTGCCGTAATCAGTAAGTACAGACTGTCTGTCTGTTTCGTAGCCAGTTACTTGACCGGTTTTGTCTTTATACTCTTTCTTAACATTGGCCGGTTTGCCACCACCACCGCCCCCACCCTTGTTCGCTTGGTTGAGCAAGCTATTTATGCTGGCGGTCATAGCATCAGTTTCAGCCTGTAGCCTAGCAGATTGAGCCAGCTGTGCATTAAATCTGCGAGTTTCCTCAGCCATCTGTTTACGCCAACGAGCTTCTTCGGCAGCTGCGGTTTCTTTTTGGAATATACGGTTGTAGTTTCCCTCAAGTGCCGCCAGCTTATCTGCATCATTCTGGTAGGCAAATTGTGTCTGAGTTCCGGCCTGTCCGAGTAGGTCGCGGTAGCTCTGCATTTCGTCAGAGTAACCACCTTGTAAGCCAGATAGTTGTTCTGCTAATGGTTGTTGTTCGAGATTAGATAGTCGTGCGCGTTGTGCCTCAGTAACTAATTGCCCTCTAGTACGCCCAGATACTGCTTCTGGTACGCCTTTGAGTGCTGTTTCCGTGTTGCGGATAAGTCCGCGCATATCGTCTGCACGAGTCTTTACATCATTAACACCAAGCTCTTGCTGATACTTGTTGTAGTAATCACCAGCGCCCTTTCTGGTGGATTGTGCTTTCTTCAGTTCTTTTAGTGCGCTTTTGCTGTCCATAGAATCCTTATAAAATAAAAAGCCAGAGGTAATGACTCTGGTCTTTAGCCCATTATATCATGTCGTTACCGTTAAGTCATCGGCAAATATATAGTGGCTGTATGTTCCCGTTAAGCCCGTGATGTTCGGAGGTACGCCAAAATCAGCTATTCTCACGTAAAAGTCTAGGGTTTGGTCGGTCAAGTTAGTAGTAGTCCATAGTAAAAAGGTATTAGGAGATGTAGATGCTACATAAATGCCGGTTGCTATGTTTGCTATAGGTGTGGCACCCAGCTCTAAGTTCCACCATATTTGCCACATTTGTGGTTTGTAGTCGTAAGACAGTGGTATTGAATACCATTTTATATCGGTGTTCGTTGCTGGACTTGTGACAAACGTAAATTGAACCGTTGCAAAGGTATTATCTACAGTGGGATCTATTTTTGCCATTGTATACTTACTGGTCATCAATACATCTGATGCATCGTCAGAAAATACCGACTCATCTAATTGGCTTACTTTTATACCATAGTCTGACATTAGTAGCTCGCAGTATATTCGTTAGTTTCAGAAAACATGGGGCTTCTTAGTACCACTATAGACCCTGCTGTAGTGTCTTCGTCAATAAGCGTCAACTGATTCTTAAACCCGTTAGACGACATAACTGGGTAAGCCTGACCTTGATATGGCGCATAGGTGTATAAGTTTGAGTAAAAGGCGCTTTCAGTCCACCGAACAAAGCCAAAAGCAAAAGATATGAAGTTAAGTGGCGATGTATATTGTATCAATTTTTGCCCACTCGATATATTGGCAGGATTTATAGTGTCTTGGGTTTTTACAGCCATAACCAAAGGACTTTGACATCGAGAGTGCAACAGATAATCTCTCATATCTGAACTTGTTATGTCTTCTGTTTCCTTTACCGCTTTGATACCATAGTCTGTATCGTATGATACTGTAGAGCCAGACCGTTCTTTATAGGGGTACTCAATGTCTCTAGTTATATCCAAATTATAGATGACCAGCCTAGTCAGTGATGGCGTAACACTGCTTGAAGTATTGTTGGCATACACATGGGTTTCATCAACCGGCACAGGGTAGAAGCCATTGTAAGTAGAGTTAGATCCATAATATGTGTCAAACTCCCCCATTAAAACAGCGAACGGTGGAAAAGTTAGACCATGTTCTATGGGGTTTAGTGTAGCACCAGATACGTCATAGTCAGATAAATCGACAACCTTTACTATCTGCAAAGACGGCCAAGATGAGTTAAAAAGCAATTCTTGTTCTGGTGCAGTCAGTGCATCATAGCCAGCCTTTGCTATTTTAGTGCCGTAATCCTGGGTTTGTATGAGCGTGCTGGTGTTGTCAGGATATCCGTCAACAGTATCAAATGCCATTAAAACTCTCCGACTTTATACCCCAATATTAACCTCACTACCTGATTGCGGTCAACCACACGTATTAAGCCCTTGATAGTCATCTCACCCCTGTTGTTACCCGTACCAACCTGGCGAGGCTGTACCCTGTCTTGGAGTGATTCAAGACTAACATACGGTATGTTGTTGTAGCTTGGTCGAGGTCGGCTCATTGAGTCAAACTTAGCCATCGGTAGGGCTTTGAAGGAATCTTGTGTGTTCATCTTATACCTCCGTAAATGCTGATTCGTTTTCTAACAGGTCGGTCATGAGTGCAATACCAGTTACCACAAAAGGATCGGGGCTTGCTACGCTACTATCATACTCCCAATCAAAGCCAACTTGTACCTCGTGGTTGCGTTGGTTTATGTCAGCTACCTTGTAAGTATTTCCCTCGGTAAGTACGCCATCAGCAGGATAAACCCAAGAGCCACGATCAATACGGTACTTTAATCGTATTGTACAGCCTTCAGGTAGCGCTTTACATGTCAACTTAACGTCTGATGCTACTTTGAGCTTAAAGACCGCCTGACCGTCATATATACGCGCCTCCCACGTTCCTGCGCGAGCCGGTACTGAGTCATTGTCTACAACATCAAGCCCATAGCGGAATCCTGCCGATTCTGAATCGTCACGCCATGATACATACAGGCTATCTCCAAAGCTACGAACCGTACCAAGTTGTAGGGTGTCTGTGCCGTTGTATGTTCGGGTATCGGTACTAATCGTGTAGTTATAGCCAAATGATGCTGGGAAGTTCTTATCTACTGCGCCCTGAGAAAATACACCGTACTCCATTGTTTGACTGGCTGTGACGCTAGGATATCCAAATACTAGAATGCCACGCCTTACGCCCATCATGTTCGGGTAGACTCTGGTTACGTCAGAAATGTTACTGAACTCACTATCAGTATTGAGCAGGGTGCGTACTTTGATTAAATCTTTGCCACCAGGCCAGACATACAGACCACCGTTAATAATCATGTAGACTACGTTTTGGTACGTATAAAGCGCCTCTGGTGAACCCTCGTTTACCTCTATAAAGAACGAGTATGTTTCAGATAAACCATCCCAAAAGAATAGCCTACCCTCTTGAAAGTCCCTAGTCCCAGATGACCTACGCTCACAAGCTATAACAAGGAACTCATCAGTCACCGCCATACCACACACTTCGTAGCCTGGGCCAAAGTCTAATCTGTGCCGTTCCCACTCTAGGTTGCTTGGGGTGTCTTGTAGTGGTTCCCATACAGATAAGTACCGTTCATTACCAATACAGACGTACTGTAAGAACTGAGCCATCGGGTGAAGTCCGTTATTGGTGCTAATCAGACGGTCGGCATATATTTCAAAGTCACATGTATTCATATCACTGGCTGTCGCACATCGTATTGTGCCATCGGCTACCGTTGAGGTTAAGTGAAAGTGGTACGTTCTGGCGCTTGGTTTAACGTACAGTCGTATTTGGCTGGAGAACTCAAAGTCTAAGTATTGGTTGTCTGTAATGCTGGCGTTCAAAACGGTTGAAGTAGCAAGGGTGTTGTTTGCATCATCGTGCAGTGTAAGAGTCCAGTTTCCTGTGCCTCCATCTATTACTTGAACACGTATTTTACTAAGTGGCTCAATGTCAGACTCAAACGATTGTATTGAGCTATCAGATTCAATTATTGTCGTGCCGAGCGTATAACTAGATGACCCACCGTCTAGTACAGCAGCCGTATCTGTCGATGCTGATTCACCGTACTTATTAACCTGTAGTGTTGGTGCAGATAGCTTGCCGTAGTAGGAAACGGTGGTCGTTGAACTCATGTACATTTCATCAAGGTCGCGTCTGTAGAGCATACCGGCAGCGCCATCATCAAGCTTACCTTTGACTATAACGTCATTATCGTTTTCAATCGCATAGAAGTACCCCTGATTACCGAGTGCGTAGCGCGTACCGTCATTGACCTGAATAATTTGTTGTATGAGGTCAACAATGTTGTTTGAGCCTATTCTACGAGCTTGAGCCAATGGAGATAGTTGCCCTGGTTTCTTTCGGAAATCAGCACCACGCGAGTAGGCATGAGAGTTTTCAATACCCACCTTATCATCAACGGCTATACCGCCATAGAAGCTCTGGTTTGAGATTATGGTTGGTTTCATTTAGCTCCTTTAGGTTAGTGTTGTCGGTGGGATATCAAACATTGAGAAACTTGAATCGTAGGGGTTTGGTATGTTTGGTGAGCTAGTCGGTGATGCGTAAGTTTCCTTACATTCATCAACACTGGCTTGAAATAGGCTAAGCATATCCAGCCCAGCCTTACGATCACCGCGCCTCATAAAGAATCGACCCATACAGTAGTCCATGATAGCAGGGTGATATTCATCGGGGATATCTGGCACATTACCTATCACAAAGTTCTTAGTAGCACCGCTTGTACCCTCGTAGTAGTTCTCTAGCACGAGGTTACTTGTGTCGGTGTAGTCTACAATCTGGTAGTCAAAGCCGTCTGTGCCATCGGTAGTGTAAAAGTACCGCCCAACCATTGCCTCGGTGAATCCTGTGCCTGAATGGGTAATTGTTGTACTGCCTTGTGTGACCGTAACGGTTCCAGTAGTAAAGTCAGATGCAATCATGCGTGGTTGCTTCGGTTCGTAGTAGACTCTTAGCCCCTCAGATACCGCGCTACCTGGTGTCGGATAGACAGATATAACGTCTTTGCCTTTAGGATAGAAGAACTTTGGTGAACCTATTGTCGAGCTTGGGATGGCGTTCATCTTGTTCCAGTTAAGCTCACTGCCTATTTCCTGTAATGGGTAGTATGCGTCACCATATAGATAATCGACACCGCTGATTCTTAGCACACTTCGCGGTAGTTGGTAGTCTTGTTGGTTAGCTACTGTATCGGCTTTCTTAGCTATACGGCTCCAGGGTCGTGACATAACGCTCTTGAATCGTTGGGTGGCAGTATTTACGTCACGCTGTATTAAAACTAGTTCACCGGCACTGCTGTTTTGTGTAGCAGATTGTATTTCGTCTGTAATTTGTGTGTATGTCATTATCATTATGCTGCCTCGTATGTTCCTGTTGCTAAGATTTCGTCACTTGTCGCCCAAGTCCAGGGGCTAGTTGATGTATACGCAGCAAGCGCACTAGTTCGTATAAACCCTAGTGTTGTCGAGCTGTTCATAATACCTATTAGGTTTGAGCCAATTGCCGTACCTGAGTCGTAGCTACCACCACTTCCTATAACCGCACCCTTGTCGGCTGAGCTATAATTACCCGATGCCGTCACCGGTAGCGTAAACTGTGCATCAGTAGAGCCACCATCCATAGGAGTTGCCGCGTTTGCTACAAGCTTTATTGTAAAGAATATAGTCTTTCCAATCTGTAAATACTTGCAAGTCTTAGTCCACTTTCCGTCATTTAATCTCCCAGATAGCGTGGGTGTCCAAGACTGCCATGCCCAAGCACTACCGAACACACCAATATTACTCAGTGCGCTATTAGGTACGCTGTTAGCCGTATTAAGTGCTGAGTCTTTGATATTCAGCCCATCTACAGTAACTCCGTTAGCGCCTGTAAACTCTGAAATGGTATCAACGGTAATGGTAGGGTTTGTAATTGTAGGTGCGTTTATTGTTGGGCTTGTAAGCACTTTGTTCGTAAGTGTTTGGCTACCAGTTAAAGTGGCGACAGCTGATGGGAATGTTGGCGTACCACCTAGCGTGTATGTGCCTGTTACCGTACCGCTTAAAACTGGGTTAGAAGCCGTAGGTGCTGTTAAAGTCTTGTTAGTGAGTGTTTGTACATCATCAATGCCTACAGGATGGCTAGTGAGGTCTAGGAGGTTATTGACGCTAGACTTCTTAGAGTTGCCTGAATCGGATGTGTCAGATACTTCTAGTAAATCGGCGGCTCTATCCACTGAGGTGAGTTGAGTGGTTAGGCCTGGTATTGTTACGTCAGCCATTATGCGTACTCCTCAACCCATGTAGTGCTAGGTTGTCTATTGGCCCCAGATACACCAGCAACGCGAGTATCGCCTTGTACAGTTGTTCTGGTATCACCAGCGACAGTTGTGCGTGTTGATTCGGTGCTGATTGCCTCAAATGAGTTTGCCCACTGGGTAGTCGTTTCGCTATCTGCATCCCATGAGTGTGCTAGTGCTTCGCCATCAGTAGACACGCTATCAAGTAGGTTAAAATCATCTTCATCAATAAAGAAGTTACCGAGTTCATCGACAAGCACATCAGTGGTCTGGTTAATGACCGTTCCGCTATCTCGTATCCATGCTGTTTTCGGGGTATTAGGTGTTGACATATGCTTTCCAATTAAAAAGACCAGATGAGGTCTGGCCTGTTGAATATATTATACCCCACTTAGTAACCGTTCGCTAGTATATCGTTTTCTCTTATTCGTTGTTCAAGAGCAAAGTTCTCGCGCAACAGCGCTGCTTTTCTCGACTCTTGAACCTCAATTTGCCCATGTATTATTAGCAGTTGGTTATTACCAGCCGTTGTAACAGCTTCAATATCCTGCTCTATTTGATCTAAATATGCCTTGCGCTCTTTGATCTGTTCGTTTAGATCAGCTAACTTGCGTTGCTTGTCGGTTTGCATCTCGTGTCGCTTTGGCTTTAGCTGCTATCTCAGGATTGGCAAAGCCTTTAGGTGCTTCTGGCTGTATGTCTGTAAAGGTTTCAAGTTGGTTCATTTTGTCGTTTACAAATGTTTGCATCGCATCACCAATGTTGTTGATTACCGGCCCAGCAAGGAGTTTAGGGAGGATTTCGTCTTGCGTACTAGGATTGCGAAGTCGTGCCAGACCAGCCTTGCTTGTACCAAAAGTCTCGCGACAATAAGCGTTAAAGAGTCGAGGAATGATGACATATGCTGCTTCTCCAATTATCATTTTCTTTTCACCAGGTTTAAGCGTGTACTTGGTAACGCGTTGCTGATTGCGTGTCACTGAATCACCAGGTAAGAATGTACCTTGTGGGTTCTGTGCCATCTTGCTCTCATCCATAGGATCGCTAGGTGAAGTGCCTACAATCTCGTTCTGTTCTAGTGCTACTTGCCATGTAAACTCATCTTTTAGTATGTTACGTAC